TTTAAATTATCAAAACCCCCCCGACAATGCTTCCAGCGCGGTCTTTTAACCGCAGCTGTTCTGCATCGAACGGCTGCTCTTCAATAAGTATGGCGTACTCGGCTGTCTTGAAGTGCTCGCCGTTTACCCGTCCGAGGTTGTTGTGTTTGTTAGCCATGTACTGACAGGGTATCGGGTTGCCCCAACTGACAGAGGCGGGCTTCTGCGGATAGCCCGTTGTCGGGTTTATGCCGCCTCCGCTCGTCTTCTGTTTCAGTTCGATGCTGCCGTTTTCGATAATCATAGAGCCATTGGATTTATAGTCGTGAGCCTTTGTAACCATAGATAGGCTTTGTCGCCGCCGACACCTCGCCGCATTCATCATACAGGGCTTTCGCCTGATTGCGGAACTGCTGCCGCTGTTCGTCCGTGAACGAAAACGACTGCCCGCCTTGCGTGATGTTAGGGGCAAGGGATAGCCACAGGAGGAGGTCAGCTTTGGCGAGCTTATAAGCCTTGCCAACCATTACTTCCTGCGTTGCGGTTCCTGTAAGCGACAGCCCCCGAAACTCCGCCGTTTCAACAAATGTACGGAGGGGCACAGGGTATGCGCTTATGCCTTTGAGGGACTCGAGGATTGTTTCCATAATCAATCAGCGTTACGATTACGTCCAAGCCTGCGCGTCGGTACGAACATACAGGTTGCGATATGCCGTGTCAAACACAGGCACTGCGTCAGCCTGTCCGATAGTAACCTCTGTCAGCGGCTCTGTCGTTCCATACTTCTTTACGATAGTATGTGCACGCTCCGCACGGAGGATAAGTTCGTTATTCTCCTGCAATACATCGTACTGCGTAGTACCGAGGCGTTCACTCTCTGCGAGAATGAGGCGGCGGTTCTCGAACGGATTACCCGAAGTCGAAGTGCCGTCGGCAAACTCACGGGTGATGGTCTGGTCAATTACTCGGATTTGAATACCGTTGAGCCATGCCTGTTTTGCAAGCATCGCATTAACGGCCGTGAGGTCGGGCGTCTGTGAGATACCAACGGCATTGGCGAGGTACGAAGCGCAAGCCTTGATAATCTGCTCTGCAGAACAGATACGATACAACTCATCCAAATTGATGAACGCGAACTTGGGATTGAGGTTGTTATCCTTTGCCAGCTTCACGAGCTTTGCAAGGTCACCGATGATGTCCGCATTGGCGGCATTACCCCAATCTGACGCTGTCTTCTGCTTTTGGAAATCGTCGACATCATAGTCAAGGTCGAACTCGTTAGCGTAGGTCGCGTTATTGGTAGTGGTAAAAGCCAATCTACCTGCATTTGAAGCCAACGCCCAAGCAATGAACTCCAACTCGGACTGAACACCCGTAAAACAGAAATCCACATCCTCGCCCCAATACTGCACGAGTTTCGTAGCGTCATCGTCCTGTGCGAAAGCGAGTTCGGTCTGATAGTCCTTAATCTCTTTTCGTGTCATTTCACGGGAAATGCTGATAAAAGGAATATCGCCCTTTGCGCTCTCGAAGATGGGGCGACGCTTGCGAATGATAGTGCCGTTATCGGTGTGCAGGTCTGCGGCCACGTTTCGCTTTGCAAGTTGGTTGCTAAGCGTTTTCCAAATAAAGCCGTTTACCTTTTTCACGGGGAAATGCGTACCGAAGAGGAAAGGTTTCGCGTCTACAGTGTTCAGACGCGCCTGTACCATTTGGTCTGTAAGCCCTTGGATAAGGGTGTTTGTTACTGTTGCCATAGTCTTTTACGTCTGTTTTGTTAATAATTGATGATACCTGTTAGATACTTCGCTACACAGGCGGGGAGCTTGTTGCCTTTGGTTACACCCAAAACCCAAGCATCAACATCGAGGTTAGTGCCTGCATTGACGGGCTTTCCTGTGCCTGTGATTGCAAGAGGGGTATACTTCAAGGCCGAAGTGCTTGTAGAAGCCTCTTTGGCCTCTGCAACGCAGTCTCCTACGTTGATAACACCAAGAGCGGCTTTGAGCGTAATCGTAT